GGAGGGGCAAGCGATACCGCAAGCTTGTGACCAAGCCGGACCGAATGGACCTGATCGAGCAGTACATCGACCTTCGCAAAGGACGCAAAGCCGACGACCCGGACGCCAGGGAGGCTTTCCGTTTTTGGCGCGACAATCAAGCCGAGATTGAACGCGGGGCGGTAGTAAGCAATCAAGCTAGCTACTCCCGAAAGACCCACAGCGACGGCGAACCGATGGAACTCTCGGCGGTTCACAGCTACTTCAACAGGGTTGCCGACCGGGGCCAAAAGGCAGTTTCGACCGAAGACGACAACGACCCACCAGAGGAAGCCGGGCCAATGGGCTTAGGGATAACTCCGGCTCTGGTCGAGTCGCGGATAAGCGGCTTGGTTCGACGCCAACTACCGGCCAATACCGTGGCCCTAACAGCGGCGATCGACTTGGGCAAGTATTACCTTCACTGGGTTGTGACGGCGTGGTGGCACGGGGCTGGGGGCGTTGTGGCCGACTATGGAATCCAGCAGGTCTACGGGACCGATCGAAGCATGGATCACGAGGCTAGCGAGCCAATGATTTACCAGGCCCTATTAAGCCTTCGGGATGAGCTTCTGCAGAAAGAATTCGTCGACACAACCGGAACGCGGCGGGCAATCGACTTTTGCCTAGTGGACTCAGGGGCCTTCACGAATGCGGCGTACTCTTTTTGTCGTGAAGTCGGCGGTATATTCCATCCATCGAAGGGGCAAGACCCGTATCACAGGAAAGCCAAATCTAGTTTGGTAACAATCGCAGGGGCCAACTTGCATGCACAAAAGCTTCCGTCGTCGAATGTTTGGCTCTACGAACTCGATACTAGCTACTGGAAGCAATTCATCCACGAACGATTCCTAACGCCGACTTTCGACGAATCAAACATGCTTCGGCGCGGGTCGCTTTCGGTGTTCAGCCTTGAAGACGAAAAGCGGCATTCGCAGTACGCGCAGCATATTGCAGCCGAAGAGCTAGTCACCAAGTTCACTGAGGGCAAAGGGGCCAAGACCTATTGGAATGTCCGAGACTCGAATAACCACTGGCTCGATGCAACTTACATGGCGGCGGCAGGGTCGGAGGCATGCGGCGTAAAATTGATAGCCCCTAGTGAAATCGAGGTTGCTCCAAAGCATATCGGCGATGAGCCGAAACAAGCCAAGCCTGTCCAGCAAGCCTACAGGCATGGGCAGCAACGATTTAGGCAGCGTCAAGGCGGATGGATTCCCAAACGAAGAGGATGATATGAGCAAGAAAACCAGCAAGCTAAAAACCAATTTGACCTGGGAAGAGCGACACGGGCCAGCGGTGGCGGTTCGTGTAACTCACGACCCATCGACGGATATCGTGTCCAGGGTTGAAACGATCAACGAAAACGGAAAGATTATCGAGCAGTGCTACCCCATCCCCCGCGAAGATGAGGCAAGGCCTTGCGCCCTTTGCGAATCACGCCGACCGATCGGGACAAGCTACTCTAGGGTCTATTGCACCAAGAGCAATGCCCGATACTGCAAATGCTCGTACTGCGGGCATACTTGGACCCAGGAGCGTAAATAATTTAGCCCAGTGTACTAATGGAATAGTACAGGCATCTACCAAGCAACCGCAAGCCATGCAACGATTGACGCATGGCATCAGCGGCAAGCCTTCTAGCACTAATCGACGCAGCTATCGAGGCCCTTCTAAACGGGAGGGTGTCTCAGTATACCATTGGCTCGCGGACCGTGACCAAGCTCGACCTAACGGCATTGATGGCCGAGCGAAAAGCGTTGCTCCATCAAGTCCAACGTGAAAGCGGATCGGGCGGTATCTCCCTCGGGCGAATCGTGGGGGGCCGTCGATGATTGAGCGATTTATCGATTCGGTAGTCTCGGCAGTTAGCCCCATCGCGGGATTGCGACGGCAGGCAGCACGCAAGGCCCTTGCTAGATCCTATCAAGGGGCCGAGCCATCGCGGGTAAGCAGCAATAGGCACCCGAAGAATCTACCAGCCGACCAAGAATTGATGGGGCCATTCGGGGCCGATAGGCTGCGGGCCGAGGCTAGGCGATTGGTTCGAGACAACAGCTACGCATGGGGCGTGGTAGACACAATTGTTTCTTCCGTCGTCGGTGCTGGCATCCAAGCCCAATCGACCTTTGAGACTCCCGAAGGCGATGACATCGAGGGCATCAACGACCTACGCGACAAGGCTTGGTCCGAATGGTCGGAAGTCGCGGACATCAACGGGCGTTTGACCCTTGAAGAAATCCAGATTATCGCCCTTCGCGAAATGGTCGAAGCGGGCGAAGTGCTTATCCGCATCGTCAATCTGCCATCGACCGAATACCGTGGAATCTCTCGACCGATTCCGATGGCCCTTGAGATCATCGAAGCCGACAGGCTAGCGACCGATCGAGATACATACACGCTTGGAATCGATCGCGGCGATGGTACTCGGGTAATTCGCGGGATCAAGGTCGACGAATCCGGCAAGCCCCTTGCCTACATGATCTATGACGATCATCCGCTACAGCCTTACGCAGTAAGCCGAACGCCAAAGGAAATCCCGGCCAGGGAAATCATTCACCTATTCAGGCAGGATCGAGTCGGGCAGACTCGCGGCGTTACTTGGTTTGCTCCAGCGTTGGCGTCGATTCGCGACCTCGGAACGTATCTCGACAACGAGCTCCAGGCCTCGGCAATCGCATCCTGTTTCACGGCAGCAATCAAGACCGAAACGCCATTGGGCAATCTATCCGATCCAGAGACCGGCAGCGGAATCGACAAGGCAGGCAATCGAGAGCGATACATCGAACCGGGCTTAATCTTTGATCTTAACCCAGGCGAATCGGTCGAGGTTATCAACCCGACGCGGCCAAACAACGCAGCGGGCGAATGGACCAAGGTTATTCTTCGAGGGATTGCGGTAGGGACCGGGCTAAGCTACGAGGTTGTAGCTCGGGACTATTCGCAGACCAGCTACAGTTCAAGCCGGACTAGCCAACTCGAAGACCGAAGGCGTTTTCGGATCATCCAGAAATACATCATTCGGCACCTCCTACAGCCTGTTTGGGATCGCTTTTGCGACGCAGCGACCAGAACTAGCCTCGACGGTTTCCCTTCGCCTATTGACCTACTAAGCGATCGCAGACGGTTTACCCCCGTTGAATGGCAGACACCTAAATGGGAATGGGTCGATCCAGGCGTTGAGCAACAGACCAGCGAATCGGGCATCAATTCGTTTACGGCAACCTACAGCGAAGTGCTTGGGGCTCAGGGTCTCAACTTCCGGACGGTGTTTTACCAACGGGCCAAAGAAAATCGGCTCCTTCAAAAGCTTGGTTTGCAAACGCCAGAGCAGACGCAGCTAGCGATTTCAGCGGCTCAGACGCAAGGGGCGGCAGGATCGCAACCAGCGACCGGCAGCGGCGAAATGATGGGGCTATCGACACTCCAATTCAATCGCAACCGCAAGGCCATTGCCAAGACCCTCGACGAGCTAGCTAGCGGCGTCATTAGCGAAGCGGCGGCTAGGGTTTTCCTGTCGTCGGTCGGCATGTCCGAAACGAGCGTACAGGCCCTAATCGACGACGCAAAAGACGGATCAGTGGACACGCTACCGGCTGAGGTGACGGCATGAACAAGCAGGACCTAACCAAGCGACGAAAAGAACTCGACGCAAGACGCCAAGCCAAGCCTATCGAGGGCGATTCGATCGTTCGCCAGTTCGGGACCGTGAAAGATGGCCGAGCGGTAATTGCGACAGAGACCCCGGTTATGGTCTACGACCAGGAACGCGGTTGGATCAAGCAAGTATTGTTGATGGATGGCGTTCGATTCCGCAACGACAAAAAGCAGTTGCCTATCGTCGATTCGCACAATGACAAAACAGTCCGCAATGTCTTCGGATCGATTCGCAACATCGTTATCGAGGGCGAAGAAATGCTTGGTTTGCCTGATTTCGCAAGCGATCCAGACTCGCAGGTTGTCGCGACAAGATACACCGAAGGTCATTTGAATGACTTCTCGATTGACGCACAGATTCTTGAGCGTCAATTCGTTCGAGAGGGCCAAACGTACACCACCCGACAAGGCAAGGTGATTGAGGGTCCAGCGGAAATCGTACTCCAATGGGAGCCTCATAACGCTTCGATCTGTGCAACGGGCGCGGATCCGAATTCTACTGTTAGACGGTCTTACGACCATGAAAGGGTTGAGAGAATGGACGAAAGCCTAATGGCAACGTTGAAGGGTCTCGGGTTGCCTGAGGGCATGACCGACCTTGAACAGATTGTGATTTTCCTCGCAGGAAAAGCAGCGGGGCAATCCGGTTCTGACGCGGCTCCGATGGGGCAAGTCGAATCGATGGCTGACAAAGAACCCGAAGAGGCTATGCGGGCCGAGACCCCTCCTGCCGAAGACGCCGAAAAGAAAGTCGAGGCCGAAGTCGCAAGACAACTGAAGGCCCACGACGACCGACGCAAAACAATCGTTGCCCATTGTACGCTTGCGAAGCTTGAGCGAAGCTTTGCAGACGCTTTGGTTGACGATCCATCCGTGACAATTGAAATCGCTCAAGAAAGGATCATCCGAAAGATGGCTTCTCAACCACTAGGAGGGGCCGTCGAGGGCTCCAGTTTCAGCGTGACCGAAAGCGAACATGATAAGTTCATGGCTCAGGCTTCGGCGGGCTTGGTTCAGCGATGCTTCCAAGGCCAGATCAAGACTCAAAAGGCCCCTGACGTCCAAGGCGCGGAACACTTCCGCAATCTTGGGCTCTATCGGCTTGCCGAG